ATAACTCCTGATATTAACGCAAGCTGAAAAACCCACATTATTTAGAGTTCACAGTCTGTTTCTCAACAAATGTTACTAACTCATTAACATACCATTGTGCTTTCTTCAAGTCCATAAGTGTTGATTCTTTTAATCCTGCCCTTGACAAATACTTAATGGCAGTTAAGCGCAAGTGTCCCGAAAACTCTTCGGGTGTAGATTTAGCTTCCATATAATCTATGGTCTCGATACCTCCATGTGTATAGTGTGGTGGCTGATTGACCATGTCGGATAGCTTTGTAATTGTTGAGTTTTTATATTTATTTAATATTGTTTTTAGTCTTGTCATGTAAGTGTCTCCAATCGTTTTTCTAATGCTTCTAAATCATTCTCTGTTACAACCATAGCTATGCCACCATTGTTGCGTATATCTTCAAGATTTTTATGTTGTAATTCAGTAGGGCGATTGTTGCCTGCCTTACATTCAATACCTACAAACCTACCTCTGATACACGCGACAATGTCGGGCACACCTATACTTGTATATGCGCCAGCAACAGGAAAGAAATAATACACATGTCTTTCTTTTAGCATCTTAACGACTTGTTGCTTGACCCATTTTTCTAATACTTTTCTTTCTTTCACTTAGGCATCTCCATAACACGTTGCATAGCTTTAGCTTTCTTGTTATGAAACTCCATATTCTTTTGCTCTAATAATCTGAAATCCATCTTAGTATTCATAAGCGCTTGTATATTATTTAACGCACTCTTATATTCTAAATAAATTTCATCAGTATCACCTTCTGCAATAATATAGAATTGCCCATCTCTGATGCCAATGTTCTCTACATACTTACCCACCTCAACAAGTTTAAGGACTGCTATCTTTTCCTTATCTTGTTCTGATATGGTAGATGACTCTGCATCTATGGCATGAAATACTTTCATATAACTCCTTAAATTGTTTGCATAATTTGATTCACTTTAGCTAACACTTCATCACGTGCACCTTTACTTTGACGTAAATCATCTGCCGATACACCAACAAGTGATCTCTCTAATGCTTGTCTAGCCGTCTCAAGTTTAGGGTCGTTTGTAACATTAAGCTTAGTTAATAGATTTGTCAACTCCAATGCGTTGTCAACTAAACTATTTCTAAATATTTTTTTGTCATCACCACTCAATCTATCAATCATATGTTCTAGCGTTGTGTGTAGTCTTGACCATGCATCAGACATCGCAGCTTCGACACGATCTTCGTAAGCTTTCTGATATTCTTTCTGCATTTCATTTTTCATTTGTTCACCAATGTCAATACGGAAGTCGTTAACTTCGGGCACAGGCATAATAGTGTAACGCAAATTAAATTTAGACGCAATAGAATTTGCTTCGGGATATTCCCCTCGATCAAAAAGTTCGCCTAACTTAAAAGCCATGACCGTAATAATATTTGGATACTCAGAAATAAATCTATCCACACGTTCTTTGAACTCTGTTTCATACGTGCTAAGTTGTTGTTTATAATCAAAGAAATTAGTCATAGGTAATAACCTTGTGCCTGTATCTGACCATGGCAACGTTTGTCTACCATGCCAATCTCTGATCTCACTTGCTAGTTTCGTGATAGCTTCTAACTGATCTGAGCCTGCAAGTATATGTTTGTTATAGTTGCCTGCCTTGATCGTTGTGTTCTTTCTTACATCTATTTCTTTTGATACGTTCTTGTCTAGTTTTCTAGCAGTCCATACTGATATGTTTAAATCAATTAAGACTGCGCTTGATGCGATACTGATACTCATGTTCTCTCTCCTATGTTATCCTCTGTAATACATTTCAAAAGTGTTTACCTTACGTGTTAGTAAGTTCTCTAACATTTCTTCTGCTTGTGGTGACATCTCATGTTTGTATGTTGCCATACTTACTATTTCTTTCTTGACTTTTTCATCTATGTTATCACCCCACATATTGATACTACCAATTGCATATTTGTTTTCAATATTACGTTTAGTTTCTTTAAGCCTATCGGCATACCACCAATGTTGTTCGGGCATAAGTAATGCAACCGAGATTGCACCAATTATTTTCTCGAAGATAGGGTGTTCATGTGGTATGTGATGCCATTCAACATGATTACCACTTGTTAAAAAGTGAGGTATCTTTAAATAGTCAACCAAACCTTTAGCAATCTTCGCCGTAGCTGAATTGGTGTTAGGTAGTTTTAAAGTCTTTACATACTTACCTATATTCTTAAGTTGTTTGTCTGAAAATTTAGACATGTCAACTTCTAACTTCACTCCCTTTGATACATTTAGTAAACTTTGTGGAACATTGATACTCATTTTCTCTCTCCTTATGTTATGTCACATTCTCATATTTCTATGGGTTTGTGACGGGTTGATTGCTTCTTGGTAATTTATTAACTATCTCACTAACTACATGCGCTTCGATAGGTATTTCTTCTGCATTAGGTTCATAATCACTATCACCTTGAAAATGTAGTTCTTCTACATCTCCATGGTCTTCACCTATACGCACTAGTTTTGCGGCAACTCCATCTATACTATCTGCATCAATATCAGATAACATATCCATATGCCACGCTACATCTTCATAGCCGTCATACCATTTGATATAGTTGTGCTCAAAGATAATGTATAACAAATCACTTTCTACTTCTTTACATTCTTCTAACGCTTTACTGTAACGTGGGTGTAGTTTATTTAATGCTACAAACTTACGTTTAGTTTCTATATCTTTAAACTCTATCGCATAAGTAACATCACTTCGATAACCCATTATGCATCTCCCATATAGATCGACTTACCATGTATAGATGTAATGTTGCGTGATGTGATTGCCCATAGTGTTGGATAGTCCCATGTGCCACCCCAATCATTCTCTACATAGCCGTCTGTTAATACAATGATAGCTTCGGGTTCGATACGTTTCTCTTTGATGTATTCATTGAGAGACCCAACCCTAGTGCCACCCCCACCTTTTGGTTTAGTTGTTTGAACCAATCCATTGTAGTCACCCATGTTGTAGGTTTCATGTCCTGCAACGTCATAGTCCCAATAGATCAATTCAATACTAGATGGTGATACATCATCACATATTGATACAACCTCAGATAAGAATTCATTTAGTTCCCTATCACCAATCGACCCCGATGTATCGATACCCACGACTAGCTTACCGACAGTCTCACCGATCATACTAGGCATGTATATATCTTGTCCTAAGAATCGTTTGTGTGGACGCTTCCATGATGTCTTATCTTTGTTCTTACATGTTGCATTGACAAACTCACGTAGTTGTTCACGCCAATTAACTTTAGGTTCAAGCAAGCCATCTATCGTTCTATTCTTATTACCTTGCATCTTGCCACGTATGATTTCACCTTGACGTAGTGCTTGGTCAATCTGCTTAGTAGTTTCCTTAACTTCATCATCAGATAATCCCTCTGCACCTTCCCAATCATGGCTATCATGACCACTTCCACCACCTTGACCTCCTCCGTTTTGCTTAAGTAAATCAAACACTTGACGCGTTGTCATGCCTGCATATTGTTTGTCAAACAATGCTTCCTTAGGTATTTTTGTTATGTTTCCATGTTGATCGGCTTCATGGATTGTATTATTCACAACATAGTCAGCTGCGACGTTGGCTAGTTGTGGGTTTTCTTTCCATAGCTTCTTCCATAGAAACATATGCTGAAATACTTTATGCAACGCTTCGTGTAAGACTACAAAGTTTAGTTCACTATCAGTTAGCGTTTTAATAAACGCAGGGTTATAGATTACATCACGACCATTGGTGCAAGCCGTTGGTATATCTTCTGTATATATAACCTTGCCAACCGATAGCACACCAGAGAACATGCAGAATTCCTTACTACGCATGATCGCTATGTGTGCTTTGGTGACACGTTGTTCACTTGTTAGTGCCATGATAACTCCTAGAAGTATTGGTTATTCTTAACTGCCCAATCAACAAACGATTTGTTCTGAGCCGCGACTGACTTACGTGATGACGCCATGATGTTAACTGCAAACAACGCTTGTATCTCCATAGGTAATCGTTGCAAGTATGCGAGCCATGCGTCCATATGTTCTTCTGTAATACTAATCAACTCTCGCATTACAAGAATCACACGAGCCGCAGGATCGTTAGGCACGTTAGCTTCCATAGGTTTGTTGTAGATAGATTCCTTAGTCGGTAGTCCATCAGCTAGACTGAAGTATGCTGACATGTCACGTGCGGCCGCTTCACCGATTGTGCCTGCGAGTGCCGTCAATGTAGTATCTTCACCCAAAACTTGTCTAGACTTAACGATAGGTGATGCCTTAGCTAACGAACGAGGAGAGACAAATGCTTCCTGTTGTTTGCGAGGATTGTAGATATACATGTTTTCTTTCTGTGCTTCGTCTGTATAACAAGCAAGTGCATGAGGGAACTGTTTAACCCATGCAATAATCTCAGGCGCTATGTTGTTATCAATCGCCCAATTTATCCACTCGTCATCATTAGGGTTGCGAACTGTGACGGCCGTCAAACGATTCTTAGCATGTGCTTTCATCGCGTCACCCACACCATCAGTTGTTAGGTTGCCTGTTGAATACACAATAGAATCTTTATGGAACTCTACTGCACCAAGTCTGCGTTCTAGCATGACAGGTAGTAGCATGTTCTTAACAGGCTCAGACGCTTTAGTAATCTCGTCTAGCATGATGATCACAGGCTTACCCTCATGGATAGCAAAGCGTTCATTCGGATAAAATGTTGTAGTCTTTGTGGTATGGTTCATGGCAGGCATAGCTAAGTCACCTAAGTCTAGGTCTGCACAATCAATATACACAGGGGTATGTTCGGGAAATCTTTTACTCAATGATTTAAGTATGGACGATTTACCAATGCCAGGTTGGCCACGTAGATGCACAGTCACATCACGACCTACTGTTGCAATCAATTCCTCGGCTTGTTTCAAACTAATATCTTGTTGCATGATGCTCTCTCCTTATGTTATGTCACTTCCTCATGGGATTATGAGTTTGTGACGGGTTGTTTTTCAATCAATACTTGTGGGTTCTCTAACTTAATTATCTTATCTAAATATCTTTTGATCATACCAATGTTGACACGATAAGAGTCAGTTGACCAATTCCTATGTTGTGTCTTGTGAACCATGTAGTAGTATGCAAGATATGTTTTATCTTCATCAGCAAGTAAGTTAAGCACACCTTCATTACCTTTAAACTGAGTAAGTGGTATTATTTGTTTATCTATCACGTCATCATTTTCTAGTCCTACATTATTGTTTAGCTTCAACATAGTATCTGCATACTTAAGAAACTTCTTGTATGGTTTTCTAAGTTCACGCATCTGACTCGCATCAAATAAGTATTTTTTAGGTATTTCAAATTGTTCTTCATTCAAAGGCACATTGTGATAATCTAACTTATACCAATCATGCGCGTTGAGATATTTATACCCACCACTTGTGGTCATGGAACATTCGATATGACTATTTGCAACCATAGGGTGTCTAGTAAATGGCGAAGGCACATAGCGCTTGTGATCAAACGCAATCAGATTTACCCCACCAATATACTCAACAAAGTATTGCGTGCTTGTTGACGGATAACTACCTAGCGTTATCTCTTTGTGTGTTGGATAGAATCTAACTAAGTCTGTGTCATAATATCCTGCGATATAAACCTCAACACCATCTTGTATCTCTTGACGTAACCACTTTTCTTTTTCGTATCGATCACCTAGTCTGCGAACAGATTGGTTCTCACCACGCACAACAGTTTTACTATTAAATATTTCTTTTGCATGTTTGTAATCGCTAATACGAGGCATATTCCAAACATTGATATGAAATCCCATGATGCTCTCTCCTTATATAAAAATGTCACATTGTCATATTGCTATGACTTTGTGACGCGTTAAATAAACATACTATAACTACCAACTCAACTAACATTATACTACAATAAATTGACTTTGTCAAGTGAATCTACAAAATTTTTTACTTGCTTTTGTGAGATGAATTCAGTCCTTTCAATAATTCTAAATCAGTCACAACAATATAGTTTGACTTAGGCATAGGCACAATCGTATGCTTGTATTGACGTGCATGTTGCTCACCACAAAACAAACATAACTTATATCCTAGTTTATATCTAGCTTCTTCTATATCATCACCACATTCAACGCATTGATAGTTCATGCCACTTCCCTCCAAATTAAAAACGCAATATACACAAACATAAACGCGTAAATTGTCCATGTCATATATCTTTCTTGTCTACGGTCATGGTCTTCGTTTGTATATGTCCCACCCCACGCTTCATAGCTAGACCTTGGTGTAGGCTTAGCCACAGTATCGGGCTGAAAGAATCGATAACCTTGTTTTGCGTTACGCGCAAATTTCTTTCGTTGCCATGTTTCAAATTTGCGTATGGCTTGTCTTTGTTCTTTGTTCATGCTTTCTCCTTAACGTAATTAAACCTTGTTGTTCTAGATACTTTAATCTATAAAAGTTTGTGATGAGTTTCTTGCAAAGTTCTTTCTGTGTCATGGACGGATTAGTCCGTAACAATTCGTTAACTTTGTGGGCATGACGCCAATCATCTAACTTACTATACAAGGCACTCCCCTACTAATTTAAACGCTTCTGTAAACGCATCTTCTGTTGTTTCTTTAACGACTTCTAGCTTAATTACATTTTGCCCTTGATCTTTATGCCACTTCGCTTCTTTGGCTGACCATCTATATTTACGTAAAACTTCTCCGTCGTCATCAACGATTGCATAGGTAAAAGGTATCATGGCACAAGAGTCTTCTGTTCAAAACATTCAAGGTGTGACTTTGCATACATGTTAGGACGTATCTCCTCATAGAGTTCACCTTGTATGCACTTCAAGTTCATCTTGTATTTCTTTTGCACGTGAATAGATTGCATAACTGCCCACGTTAAACAACAACCAATAATAAATCCTACTACTACAAACCCTGTGCCTTCATATTTTTTATCCATTACACTCTCCTATATTGTTTATAAATTCTACACATTTTCTTTTTCTCTATGACGTTAACTACGTTGCACTTTGTGATCGGTTTGTTAGTAGCTATGAGATACTTCTCACCTGCATACTGCACGCTACCTTGTGCAATTAAACTAGAAGTAATCTCAGCGCAACCACTACAACCCATTATAAGCATCAGCAATAAGTTTCGCATTTGGTTTCTTCTTGTTGTAAGGTTTAATGAACGCATCAAATTGTTTCTCTCCCATGTAGTAAGCAAGCAGAGTTCTAAACGATTGGTTTAATTCATAGTAGTTAGGTTCATCTTGAAACTCTAGATTTACCTTGAATCCACTCTTTAGTCCCTCTACTAATATGTCATCTACTTGTTCATCAGTTAATTTAATTGGCACTTGCATATCTCTCTCCTTGTTTATAAAAAATTAAGTTCGACCATTTAACGATTGGTTCTAGTCGATACCATGACTTAGGCTTCTTGATACTTGTATCGTGAAAGTTTGTCGCACCATAACTATAATCAACTTCCAACCTATGCAACACACGATAGGCTATATCAAAATAATATTGTCTTATCACCGAAGGTGGCTCGACATATCCATACCAACTAAATTGGTAAGGTCGTTTCATTTCATTACATACATTCTTTTTATCAAAGTCGGCTCGCCTCATCAACACATAGCCTACTGCCACTTGGCCTTCGCGAGGCTCGTGAGCAGCTTCCATGTATATGGTCGTGGCGAGACAAAGTAAAGCTTGGTCAATCATACTGACCTCCTTTATATTTGTTTATACGAGTTAAAAGATTAGCCTAGAAGTAGACTAGATGGCCTTTGATAAAAAGGTTTGTTTGATGTGTTTCATATTGATTCTCCTTTATGATTAGTCTTCGCAATTACCACCAACGCATGATATATTGCTTAAGATTTCTTCTTCAAGCGAGGCTAACGCCTCTTGTTTCTCAACATCTAATGCTTTTTTGTTGAGTTCTGCATACATATCTGATGTATACGGCTCATACCTTACCACCAAATCAGCGTCAGCACAAGCATTTATATAGTCATCAAACAAAAACCTTGCGACTGTATTGTCAGGTATTGATAATACGATTGTTACTTTACTCATTGTTTTCTCCTTTGTTAAATTTATCTAACCACTTCTTTCCTGCAACAGATATAGTGTATCCATTTTTAGGGCGTCTGTTTTTAAGCTTTAAATATCTAAGCATTACGTCAGAAAACCTATAATAAAGTCTTGGTGTTTCTATCCATACATTACGATACGACGGGTCAAAAGTGCCATGTTCTACAAAGTATTGTAGCCACTTCACTTTCATTTCGTCTGTCACATCAGTATGTTGTATGGTGGTTTTCTCGTTCATCTTGTTAACTTCGTGGTCTTCTAACATAATACTTCCTCTCGTTGAGAGATGTATCCTCACATTTAAGACAGTCAATACACGCATGGTCGATCAGTAAGTCTTCGTAGTGTCGTTCTTTATACAACACATATCGGAAGAAGTCTAACTCCATACGTGCATAATCTATAAGTCTACGTTCTGTTTCATAAGGCTTGTAACGATTGAGTTGTTCATACATACGGAAAAACTCTGTATCGTCCCACTCTTTTATTAGGTTTGTCACTTTGTAACTTTTCAGTTGGTTTGTGACAAATTCTTTAACTTGGTCTATGTTCATCTTAGCACCATAACCAAAAGTAAAAAGATGTTGATACCGATAGACACCACCATGCAATTACGGATACGTCTATGATGTTCTCGGTTAATCGGCACCCATTCAGACATATAAACTTCACGTTCATACTGCTTAAATATTGGTTTCGTTTTCATTATTCTTTACCCCCATCAAAATAAACACACAAGCACCATGCAATCAAGGCTGCAAGGCAACTCCCTAAAATATACATATCAAAGATACTAAACATGCTTCTCTCCTTTGTCACAAAGTCATACGTTAATGAAAAAGTGACGTCAATACAGACCCGATAAAACTTAGATAAATATCAACGTAACTCAATCATTATACTATAAAAGGTGGACTATGTCAAGCAGAATTACGTTGGTTTTAGCACTTATCATTGTCAAGTTTTCGGTTTCGGTGAATGTAATTTTGATTATTTTTTAAGCAATTCTCCCTCACGTTCTATTCTTTTTTACGGTCATTTTTCTGTGATTTATTGTCAAGTTTTGAGGGTGGCCACTTTACAATGTCTTGTGTTTTTTCAACACGTATAAATAAAGCGATACGTGTTTGTTTTGGGGTGGGGGATTGGTTTCACGAAGTTAACGGAGAGGGACTGAAAATTGACTTTGTCATGTAATTTTATTAAGTGTTTGATTTTGCTCACTTTGTTAACTTTGTGGCTATACGTTTTAGGGTATAAAATTACACGATAAGTCTTTGATTTATAAGTAATAATACAAGGGTGTTGACTTTGTAAAGACCAAAATTACACATTAAGTCATTGATTATTAAGTAATAATACAAAATTACACGCTAAAAGGCATTGCGCGCGCCAGAGAAACGATCAGTATAAAAAATAAAATTAGTCTTGCCACTAAGTTAAAAAAGTTTTTCTGGCTAAAGCGTTCCTTTTTTGATGTAATTTTGTAATTTTATATAACTAATTGATTTATATAGACTTTTTTTTTCCATGCGTTTTACGTAAGTCATTGATTTTACAGTAATAATACATCACGAAGACAATGTCAAGTTCTGTAAGTCTTTGATTATTCAGTAATAATACATACCCTTGTAATTTTGCTGTCAAGTTCTGGACACGCGTGTAATTTTATAACACGTATAAACATGTAGCCACAAAGTTAACTTAGTTAAAACTCACGAACTTTTTATTCTTACGGTCATCATTTTGTGGCCACGAAGTCCCACAAAATTTGGACAAAAAAAAGGCCCGAACGAATTTAATCGTCCGAGCCTTAACCCTTAATTAACTATGTTGACTTTGTGGTTATTGCTTCGCTTGCTTCTCGATCGCTTCGAAGTTCTCGCGAACGTAAACAAGGGTTGCTAAGTTTTCGGCAGTCATACCTTGAACCCAATCTTTTAGAGATTTTCTTAACTTTGTTATGCCTTGACTTTCGGCCTTAGCGTTAGCGCTTGCTTCTAACTTCGCGCGCTTCTCAATCTCGGCTTGAATTTTAACGGCGCGTTTTAAACTTTGCGCGTCTCCGTTTTTAGCTAACTGAGCTTTCTCGGCCTGCAATTTAGCAACGGGAACGTCCTTAAACTCGGCACGCGCTTGCGCGTTCGCTTCGGCTGTTCGGCTTTTCGCTTTCGGCTTTTCTAAACTAAAAGCACTCGCCATTGTTTTTCTTACTTCGGTTAAAATATTTTGTGCGCTATCTACACTAATTTTTCTACGCGCCACGATCTCGCGTTCAACATAGTTAAATTGCGCGTTCCAATCTTCATACGTTGGCGCAGTTCCTAAGGATAGCGCGAACGCTTCGGCCGTTGAATAGATTAGTTCGGCCTTTTTAACTCCAGCGTCATAAGCGTTAATTGATGATGTCACAATCTCATTGAGTGATGACTTTGTGACGTCACTAAGTATAACTTCTTTTACTACTATGTCACGTCCGTTAGTTAGTGACGCTTTTACTACTGATTTAATTTTATTTTGTTTCATGGTAATAAGTCCTTATAAAGTTTATAAATAAGTTAACGCTTTTCTAACGTCAACACGCTAATTATAGCATAACTGTGGACAAAGTCAACTTTTTAAGCACCTACCCATACCCCATACCCCAAATTTGAAATAGGAGTCCCATTCCGCCGGATGCAGTGAGACTTGCATAAACGATTACATATTTTTTAAAAATAGAAACCCACCCCCTTCTTTTTAAAAAGGGTCAATCAAAAAATTTTTTGCAAAAAATTTAAAAAACCGGTCGCGATTTATTTTCATTCATATTGAAAAAAGTCGGAGGTTGAATGAAAACTAAATAGCTTTAGGATCTAATGAATAGACTTCTGAATATACTGCTTTGAGTTTAAGGAATGATTCCTCATGAAGATGAAACTTAGGATCTTTCTTTACATATAATGCTAGATGCACCATTTCATGCAATAGAGTTGCAAAGATAGTTGTGAAATGACCACATGAACCAGAACTAATCTCAATCTGCATCTCTACTTCATCAAAACATCCATAGATTCCTGGATCAGTAATCACTTTAAATTTAACACGATATGCTTTAGGCATTTTAAGTTTATTAAAAGGTGGGAGTTTACATGCCATGTCGTAAAGAATGGCTAAATTATGAGAAGAAAGGGTGGTAAGTTTCAAAATGAAAAGACCTTAACCCATACCATTGCTTTATTATCTTGAAAAACAAGCTCAGCTTGAGCACTATCGGGCCAAACCATCACCCAATAGAGTAAAATTCCTGCAATAGTGATTGTGATTAGATCTTTCATGTACCCATTATACTAAAAACATACTTGATTTATATAATAATTTAGTATATATTGGCCGCAATAGCTGCAAAAATAAATTCTAAGGTGTAAACAGCGACATTTTATGGCAATAACAATCATTCCTACAGCGAATAAGCCCCTACCTGACGACTTTGAGTCCGAAGAACCTACTACTTTTGATGGAAAAATCAAAGTTGCTGCTGCAACTGCTAAAGTATTGCTAGATGCTGGAGCAGAAGTTCCTGTATCAACACAAGAAAAAGAAGAAGCTGCAGAATTATTTAAAGAATTCACAAATCCAGAGCATTCAAACACAGCAAATGCTAAAGTAACTAAAGCATTACAAGTTCCTGCAACAGTTCAGCATTTATTTGCCATGCTTTCGGACTATGATCATCAAGTTGTACAAGAAGCCGTCCAGTTGAGACGGTTTGTTACAAATAAACTTATAGAAGATGCAGGATTATCAGATCCTCGTCACAGATTAAAAGCATTAGAGTTGTTAGGTAAGATTTCTGATGTAGGTTTGTTCTCAGAGAAAACAGAAATTACTGTTAAACATTTAAGTCAAGAAGATTTAGAATCTGAAATTAAAAACAAACTATATAAGATTTTAGGAAAGACATCTGCCATTGATACAACGTTTGAAGTTATTGATGCAAAAGATATAACACCAGATATTTAATATGGGAATTGAGATTTCAGGATTCAGCGATGCTGATATAGATACTGCACTAGCAAATATTGCTGTCTTACCTAAAGCAGAACAAATACAATTACTTGCAGCACTTGATGAATTAGAAAAATCTCAAACTGTTAGTAAAAGACAAAATACTTTTTTGGAGTTTGTAAAACATGTTTACCCTGGTTACAAAGTTGGCGCACATCACAAGCGATTGGCTCAAATCTTTGAAGACATCGCTAACGGCAAAAAGAAACGAGTTATTGTTAACATTGCTCCGCGACACGGGAAATCAGAACTCATCTCATATCTTGCACCGGCTTGGTACTTGGGTAAGTTTCCGGACAAGAAGATTATTATGGCATCTCATACAGCTGACCTTGCTGTTAACTTTGGACGACGTGTTCGTAACCTTGTCGGTTCTGATGCTTATAGTGATATTTTTCCTAATGTAGAACTACAAGCAGATAGTAAGTCTGCATCAAGATGGGGAACAAATCATAATGGAGAATACTTTGCTATTGGTGTTGGTGGTGCCCTCGCTGGTCGTGGGGCTGATTTGTTTATCATTGATGATCCACATTCCGAGCAAGACGCCAAGCTGGGACGTCCGGATGGTTTTCTGCCTGCTTGGGAGTGGTTTCAGTCTGGTCCAATTCA